TGATTTACAAATATATCACAACAATAGTAATGATAGAGGTTATATTTATAACGCAACAGGGGATTTATATATAGAAAATGATGCTACTGATGGTGATATAAAATTCTTTTCTGATGATGGTTCTGGAGGAACTACTGAATATTTTAGGGTTGATGGTGGAGAAGGAGAAACAATTTTTAGTAGAAATACACAGCATTTAGATAATGTATATGCTCAATTTGGTACAGGTAAAGATTTAAAAATATATCACGATGGTAATAATAGTAATTACATTACATCTACAACTAGCGACATATATTTAAGAAACGAAGGTAATAATGATAGAACATATATTCAAGCTACAAATAATGGTACAATATATAACTATATAACTATTGATGGTAGTGCAGATAGAGCTGTCTTTTCAAGGAGTACAAGACATATCGATGGTGCAGCTTCAACTTTTGGTACAAACGAGAGTTTACAAATTTATCACGATGGCAATAATTCCTATATAAAAGATGTTGGCACAGGATTTTTAAATATTTCTTCAGATGCGGCTTTAGTTTTAGCAAATGCTGCAGGAGAACCATATTTTATTGGTACATCTAATGGTTCAACAAAATTATATTACGATAATTCAAGTAAATTAGAAACTACAAGCACAGGTATTAAAATTTCAGGTGTATCAGAATATGCGGATAATACAGCAGCTATCGCAGGAGGATTAACAACAGGAGATGTTTATAGAACAGGAGATTTATTAAAAATAGTACACTAAGAAATGGCAAATATAAAGTTTTCACAATTTACAGAAAAAACAACGCTAGGAACAGTAGATTTTTTAGTAGGATACACAGGTGCTGAAAATGTACAAATATCTCCAACAAACTTATTATCTACTTTCGCGTCAGGAAGTGGAACTACTGGTTATATACCTAAATGGACAAGTGGATCAAATTTAGGAGATAGTATATTAGAAATTAATAGCGCTTTACCAAATGATGTTATAATGCCACAATATATAAGGCATGCTGGAGACACTAACTCTTATTTTGGTTTTTACAGCAATGATACTTTTATATTAACAACAAATAATAATGAAGTATTACGTGTTAATAGTGCTGGTAATGTTGGAATCGGAACTAACGCTCCAGTTTCTAAATTAGACGTAATAGGTGGTGTAACAGCTCAAGGAACACTTGTTGTAACTGGAATATCACAACTTGGATCTGGTGGTAACAATGTATATTTAACATCTTCAAGTGCAGGTAGCGTAGGTATTGGAACTAGTAGTCCTGCTAAAAAATTAGATGTAATAGGTAATATTAGGGCGGGTACTGATGGTAATAGTGCAGCTGAAATAGACGTTACAAGTGGTTCAACTTGGCGATTAAGGTCAAACCCTGTAAGTGGTACTAATAGTTATGGTTTTGAAATTATTAAAGGTGGTGCTGGAACTGATATAAAATTAGCTTTTGATAGTTCAGGTAATCCAACTTTTGCAGGGTTAGTTACAGTAAATTCAAGTAAAACATCAGGTGTAGGATTAACAGTTGGTGGTGAACCTGGGAATGGTATTAAATCACAATATATTTTTTCAGGCACAAGTCAAAGAAATTGGCAGATTGGTATGGCAACACATGCCAGCCAAACCTTGTCAATTACACCTTCGTCTGCAGCTGGCAATACTACTTTTACAACTCCTATTTTAAATTTAGATGGCTCGGATAATTCTGCAACTTTTGCAGGAGATGTACAAGCAGCAGGTGTATATGTTGGTGCTACAAATACAAGTTATGATTTATATAATAATGGTACAACATATTTAAATGGTGCTGTAATAGTAGATGATACTTTTACACAAACAGGTGGAGGCGTGTCAACTTTTTCAGGTAATGTAGATGTTAATGGTAATTTAACAGTTGAAGATGAAATACACTTAACAGATGGCGGCTCAACAGTAAGAGGTAAGTTGTTATTAAATTCTTCTGATAGAGACAATGTAGAATTAAGAGCTGAGTCGCTAGGTTCTACAATGAAATTTTTCACAGTTGGCACAGAAGCACTGGAGTTAGACGCTTCGCAAAATGCAACTTTTGCAGGAACTATTTCTGCTGGAGGCGCGGCTTCAGCTAGCGCAGGAACAAAATTACATGTTGCAGATGGTACTGGTGCTGGTTTAGAAGTTATTCCACAAACAAGTAATAATAGAGTTACTTTGTTATCTTATGACAGAGCCGCAAGCGAGTATCAAACTATTGATTTAGACGGTATTGATATGCATTTTAATATTAGTGGTACAGAAAAAATGCGTCTTAATAATGATGGATTACTCTTTGTAGGAGATACAAATACTACTTATGGTTATAGCTCACATCATATTGCAAGAGATTATTCACAAGGATATGCTTTAATTGTAAGAAATTCAAATACAAGTACTCAAAATAATAGTGTAATACAATTAAATCAAGCTGAAACTACAAGTACTGATCAAGGATACTTTATGATTTGCAGACAAGGAGACCCAAGTAGTGGAACAAATAGGTTGTTGATTAGTAGCAATGGAAATGTAAAAAATGTTAATAATTCTTATGGTGCAATTTCTGATGAAAGATTAAAAGAAAACATAGTTGATGCTACTCCAAAATTAAATGACTTAATGAAAGTTAAGATTCGTAATTATAATTTTATTGGTCAAGAGGATAAACAAATAGGGGTTATAGCACAAGAAATTGAAAATGTATTTCCAAGCTTAGTAGAAGACACAAAAGATCCAGAAAGTGAAGAAACAACAAAATCAGTTAAGTATTCTATATTAGTTCCTATTATGTTAAAAGCAATACAAGAGTTAAAATCAGAAATAGAAGAGCTAAAAAGTAAATAGTGTAAAAACAAAATAATAAGTGTAACTATTTAATAAAGAAACATATTAACAAATTAAATTAAATTTCAAATGGCAAAAATTAAAGAAGAACAGTTAAAAGTAGTAACTGAACAACAACAAAAATTAACAACCGTATTAAGTCAAATGGGTGTATTAGAAATCCAAAAACTTAATTTAGCTCAAGAAGTAAAAAACTTGGAAGGTGAAATAGAAAAAACTAAGAAAGAACTCGAAGAAGAGTATGGTAAAGTTAGCATTAATTTGTCTGACGGAACATACGAGCCTATTAAGGACGAGCAGGAAGATGCATAGTAATATAAGAAAGATCAGTATTGGATCTGACTATAAAAATGACGCCATGCATTACGCTGTTGGTCAGCAAGTGTATGGTGGTCATGAAATATCGCATATACTGTTTGAAACTTCCGACAGTTCTTATAATATTTATATAAGAAAAAACGATGAGGTATTACCATGGAAGAAATTTAATTCTAACATGTCAATATCTGTTGAGTACGATTTAGAATATTAATGAGAAGTTTATATGACTTTATTGTAAAACCAATTGGTGATAGATACAATAATGAAATACAAGTTGATGGTAAAAAACTTGTAGTTAATACTAAGATTGAATCTTGGAAGTTTGTAAATAGATTAGCAGAAGTAATTGAAACACCAGTTGCTTTTAAAACTAATATAAAAAAAGGTGACACCTTAGTTATACATCAAAATGTTTTTAGAACGTTTTATGATATGAGAGGTGAAAAGAAACAAAGTAGATCTTTTTTTAAGAAAGGTTTATATTTTGTTAGTTTAGATCAAATCTATTTATATAATAATAACGATGGTTGGCATAGTTTTGGTGATCGTTGTTTTATTCAACCTATAAAAGACAAAAGTTCTCTAACAGTTGATAAAGAACAAAAGCTTAAAGGTATATTAAAATATGGTAATAGCTCGTTAGAAGCGCTAGAAATACACCAGGGAGATGTAGTTGGGTATACACCTAACGGTGAATGGGAGTTTTTAGTAGATAAAGAGCGATTATACTGTATGAAATCTAATGATATTGTAATTAAATATGAACACCAAGGAGACGAAGAAAAATATAATCCAAGCTGGGCAAGTAGCGGTCAAGGAATTAATTAAGGTTGCTAAAGAACCTATTGTAGATTCTGATGATGATATATCCGCAGATAGATTAAAAAACGCTGCTGCTACAAAAAAGCTAGCTATATTCGATGCGTTTGAAATACTTAATCGTATTGAAGAAGAAAAGAATATGCTAGAAGATAAACCTAAAGAAAATAAAAAGCAAACTAATTTTAAAGGTTTTGCTGAAGGAAGATCTAGGTAATGTACGAGCAGAATTTATATAAAATATTAGATGATTATATAACTCCTAAAACTATTAAGAAATATAATAGATTAAAAAAATGGGAGTATGGTTACAATGAACAACACGATATGGTTGTCATTAGTAAAGATGGTACTATAGGTGATGTTTATGAAATACAAAATCTTAAAATAGCTTTACCAAAAGCTAAGAATATTCATAAGTTTGAAAACAACAAATGGAATAAAACTGAATATCCTAAATCACTTAGTAAAATAAAAACAGTTTTTGATTGGAAGCAATATCCACAAGACTTTAAAGAAAAATGGTATGACTACATCGATAATGAGTTTACCCGTAGGGAGGAAGGTTTTTGGTTTTATAACAAAAACAATCCTACTTATCTTACTGGTACTCACTACATGTACTTGCAGTGGTCTAAAATTGATGTCGGGGCACCAGACTTTCGGGAGTCAAATAGATTATTCTTCATTTTCTGGGAAGCTTGTAAAGCAGATATACGATCCTATGGAATGTGTTACCTTAAGAACAGGCGTTCTGGGTTTTCATTCATGGCATCGGGAGAGGTGGTTAACTTGGCAACTATATCCAGCGACTCACGATATGGCATTTTATCAAAGTCTGGGCCTGATGCCAAGAAGATGTTTACCGATAAGGTGGTACCCATATCAGTTAACTATCCCTTCTTTTTCAAACCGACCCAGGAC